CGTTCAAACCTTTGACGGAAAGCCTTGGGCAGGACGTGTTGACGTCATATCTGGAGGATTTCCCTGTCAGGACATTTCCGCAGCCGGACGAGGCGCCGGCATCGAAGGAACCCGATCGGGAATGTGGAGACACATGGCGCGAATTATTGGCGAGGTACGACCCAGATACGTCTACGTGGAAAACTCCCCAATGCTCACTTCTAGAGGACTCCATCAAGTTCTCGGAGATTTGGCCGAGATGGGGTTTGATGCTCGCTGGGGCGTCATATCGGCAGCAGACGTTGGTGCTCCCCATCAAAGAGACCGAATCTGGATTGTCTCTAAATATCCCCCCCCCCCCCCCGAATTTGGCCAACGCCAGTTACGTCGGATCATGCAGCCCGCCGACCGACCGAGAATTGGACAGGGAACAGCGACCTACCATCAGTGGTTTGGACTGCAAATGGTGGGACCGAGAACCAGGACAAACCTCCCGCGAAATTGAATCCGGTTTGGGTCGAGTGGCTGATGGGGTGGCCGCTAGGGTGGACAGACTTAAAGCCATTGGAAATGGACAGGTTCCGCTTGTGGCAGCAACAGCATGGAGGCTCTTAAATGATCCTTCGTGACTACCAGCAACGGGCCATAGATGACCTGTACAACTGGTTTCTTGCTGGCTACGAAGGCAACCCCTGCTTGGTGTTGCCAACTGGATCTGGCAAGAGCCACATCGTTGCCGCTATCTGCGAAGACGCGCTTACTAAGTGGCCTGATACTCGCATCTTGATGCTCACTCACGTTAAAGAACTGATTGAGCAAAACGCCGAGAAGATGTACGCACATTGGCCTGACGCCCCACTTGGTATTTATAGTGCAGGGATTGGGCGGCGTGAGTTACACCAGCCGATTACGTTTGCCGGCATTCAGTCGGTGCGGGATAAGGCGGCACAGATTGATCACGTTGATCTAGTGATCATTGACGAGTGCCATTTAGTCAATCACAAGGACACGGGCGGCTACCGTGATCTGCTGCGCCAACTTCAGCGCATCAACCCAAAACTGCGCGTCATTGGCCTAACAGCTACGCCGTACCGGCTAGGTCACGGCATGATCACCGACGAGCCGGCGATCTTCAACGCCTTGATTGAGCCGGTGACGATTGAAGAGTTGATCTTTAAGAAGTATTTGGCACCGCTGCGTTCTAAAGTGACAGCCACCGTGTTGGACACTACCGGCGTTGCAAAGCGCGGTGGGGAGTTTGTAGAAGGCGAGCTTCAGAAGGCGGTCAACACCAAAGACCAGAATGTGCGGGTGGTCAGCGAAGTAATTGCGCTGGCCGAAGACCGGCAGCATTGGCTCTTTTTCTGCACTGGTGTGTCCCATGCCGAAAACGTCTGTGAGATTTTGAATTACTGGGGCATACCGTCTAAGTGCGTGACCGGCGACACGCCCAAGAAAGAGCGCGAGAAAATCATTGAGGAGTTTAAGAACGGCAAGATTCGAGCATTGACTAACGCCAACGTGCTGACTACTGGGTTTGATTACCCAGACATTGACCTGATCGCCATGCTGCGCCCAACAATGTCACCAGGGTTGTACATCCAGATGGCCGGTCGAGGAATGCGGCCCAAGAGCCACACAGATCATTGTTTGGTGCTGGATTTTGCCAAGGTGGTGGCAACACATGGTCCGATCACCAATGTCCAGGCTCCCAAAAAGGGAGGCTCTGGCGACGGCGTTGCGCCGGTCAAGGTATGCGACAACTGCAACGAGATCTGCGCGTTGGCCGTGCGCGTATGCCCCGCTTGCGGGACGGATTTTCCCGCCGTTGAGCCTAAGAGGTTGAAGTTACAGTATGACGACATTATGGGCGACAGCGGGACCGAGATGGCGGTAACCGACTGGTCATGGCGGCGGCACGTTAGCCAAGCCAGCGGCAAGCTAATGGTGTCGATCACCTACTACGGTGGATTGAGCGACACACCCATCACCGAATACCTGCCAATACTTCACTCTGGTTTTGCCGGTGAGAAAGCGCTGGGCACGCTGTACTACATCGCCAATAAGGCCCAGGCGGTACTAAACCAGATCAATGAAGTGGCTGAGTCAGACGCGGTTGATTATGTGGTGGCGCAGATGAACCAAGGGTTTCCCCCAGTATCCATTGAGTATAAGCGCGATGGAAAATTCTACCGAGTGGTAAGCAGGAAATGGTGATGCCAACCGAGCATGAAGAGCAGCGTGAGCTTGTGCGCTGGTTTCGGCAGACTTATCCAGATGTACGGATTTTTGCCATCCCTAACGGGGAGAAACGCAGCATCAGCGTGGCAAGTAGGTTGAAGGCCGAGGGCGTTAGCGCCGGGGTTCCTGACCTGTTTGTCCCATCTTGGGGTTTATGGATTGAGATGAAACGTCAGAAAGGAGGTGTGTTAAGGCCAGAACAGAAGGATTGGATTGATTACCTACAGGGCTGCGGTCATCGGGTCATTGTGGGGTACGGGTTTGACGATGCCAAAACCAAAATTGGAGAGCAAAAATGACCAAGAAACAAAAACCAGAATTTAAGGTAAATTTTAGTATTGCTGAAATGATTCAGAGGTTTACTGACTACGAATTAGAACCTGTGTTTAAGCTACCCAACAGCGAGCAGATTGTCGTGCCACATTTCATTGAACCGCACAAATGGGTGGGATTGGGTGCAGTTACGTACACAACCGAGGAGTTGCTCAACTCCCGTGCAACCCCAGAACTTCAATGCTTGTGGGCCAGACCGTGGACAGAAAAGATTATTTTTCAGGGCAAAGACCGAGTGTTTAGCAGCGCAGAACTCAAAATCTTGATTAAGGCACGGCTATGAACAAAGCAGAAGCATGGCGCGAATGGTGGAACAAGATCCATAAGACCGCTCCCGCTGGTAGTTACGACCCAAGGGAAGCACCTATGTGGGAGGCCTGGGAGGCAGCGTGGGATGCGGCAGACAAACAATCCCAGATTGAAATTACACATCTCAAAGAACAATTGATGCGGGCCAACACGCACGATGGTGCGTATAAGGCTGCGTTTCTAGCCGGTCAGATGGCTGCGCGGGGTGGGTCGTGGAAGTAAAACCCAACTGCCAACAATGCAGGGTCAACCCTGCGGTCCATAAGGTCCCGTTATTAAGCGGTAAAGGGTTCCGATGGAAGTGCGAGGCTTGCTTTAAGCGATTACACACAAGCGGATTCAAGGACAAAATAGCATGACTCAAGAAATGGCAGAAGCAATCGTTAAGGTCTACAACGCTGCGCGTGAACTCCAGACTTTAGCAGCAGAGGGTACGGAATACGATGTGCTCAAGCAGCTTATGGAGATACGCCAATACTGCATGGAAGGAATGCTTGGGGCTATCAAATGACTAGAGAAGACATTATCCGCATGGCGAAAGAGGCTGGGTTTGCCGATGGGGTTGTAGATATTGTTGGGTTTGAAGGCTTTGCTAACTTCGCCGCCCTTGTCGCCGCGCATGAGCGGGAGGAGTGCGCCAAGGTGTGTGATGACTGGCCTAATGGACGAGATGATGTTTATTCAATCGGCGTCGCTATCCGCGCAGGGGGAGAGAAATGACTGATTCAGAAATACTATTCAAACTTATAGAAGACAATCCTATTGAAATTTTACGCATAACTAAAAAAGGTGTGTGGGCCAATCCAGATATACCCGTTGATGAAGCCGCCAAAAAAGTTCTTGAGGCTATTGACTACAACATCAAAGTGCTTGTGCAAAAAGCAGTTGAGGAAGAGCGGGAGGCGTGTGGCTTGATAGTGCTAGACAACAGCTGCGCTGAAGGGATTTGCTGTACTGATGATGTGCTTGAAGCCTTCCGACAAAGGGAAGAGAAATGATTCGAGAAACGTACACAGTCCTTTTGGGCGGGATTGAAAAGCCACAGAAGTCAATCGGCATTCGGACGTCCGGCCATTTCATCGAGTTCACTGGCGGGGGTGACTTTCAGATGATCGTCCGGAATGACCTTGTGACCGATGATGGCCGAACAGTCGGAGAACGTCAGCGAGCAGAACTCCACGCAATGCTGGACCACTGGCTAGACGGAACATGGGGTGATCATGACTGACCGCGAACTAATGCAACAGGCGCTGGACGCTTTGGATAGCAACAACCACGATATACAACTACGATCAGCAGTAGCCCTGCGCGATAGAATGTCACAACCAGAGCCCCTTTTTTCTACCCCCGATGTGACCCCCGAA